TTTGGTACATGGAAGACAGCGGCAAGGATAAGCGCGTGTACGTACGTGCGAATCCCAATAAGAAGCCGATGAAGAGTCGTCTCTTTAATACGGCCAGCAATGATCACTTCGTATGGAAGTATGATCCCGCAACAGGGAAAGGACTGACAATCGAAGAACTGATCAACAAGCGAATCTCTACTGGTAAGAAACTAGAACTCCCAACCTGATCAATCACGATCACAATATAAGGACCACACTACCATGACCGAGATCAATGATAGCATTGTAAACTTCTCGTCTAACGTTGCTGATGCCGAAGCTCCCCCGCCGCTCCCGCGTGGTCGCTACAAGGCTCAGATTCGTAAGGCGATCCTGAAGGTTTCTCAGAACAACACGAAGTACGCTGAGATTCTTTTCTTCATCGGACCTGATCAGTATCCTGCTGATTTCACCGATGGCAACCCGGAAGGCATGTCGATTGCTTATCGTCGTGTCTCTCTCGAAGACAATCCCCAGGCTCGTTGGCGCTTGAAGAACTTCTGCCTCTCTATCGGTGCTGAAGTTCCGACGCGTGAACTGGACCTCATGTCTTGGGTCAACCTCGATGCTGATGTCGAAGTTGCGCATGAGGAATACGAAGGCGTGAACCGCGCTGTCATCGCTCGCGTTCTCGCTGCTTAATCACTTAACAGAAAGGATAAGATCACATGGCTAAAGAACCCGGCGCTGCTGGTAAGACTGCTCGCAAGAAGCCCGAGCCGCGTCCTGCGTACATCGGCCTCTCGTTCCCGAATCATCCGGGTATGAAGAAGGAAGATGTCGTCGTGAAGTTCACCACTCGTAAGGTGAACACCATTCTCGAAGCCGTCACTGGTGGCGGTGAGAACGTAGTCGTCACTCAGATCAAGATTGACTAATGCTCGCGATTCTTGCGTGGATGGGTTGAACCCCTAAGCGTCTCAAGAAGCGTTCATTAGTCGCGGACGTGTCGGTGTGTCAGGGATTCCACATCGACACGTCCGTTTCTTTTTCTGTCGTGGAGTGGTGATGAGTGAAGTAGTAAGCGAGATCAAGAACGTTGAAGAGATCGTGCTTGATGAGACACAGCAACTCGCTGTCGATCTATGCACTGATATGAAGAACAAGATCGTAGCTGTCACAGGTGGTGCTGGTTACGGTAAGACGCGGATTCTACGAAACGTTTATGACATCCTCACAGGCATGGGGATTAGTACTATCGCCGTCGCACCGACAGGTAAGGCCGCGAGACGTATCAAGGAAGCCACAGGTATCGATGCCGTCACGATCCACCGTGCGCTTGAATTCCCGCATCCTGGGGAGGCAAACGCTACAGGGGTGATCGAGAACCACACGCAGCCGAGACGCCATCGCCAGCGCCCGCTAGAGGCTTATGCCATCCTGGCCGACGAACACGCGATGGTGAATGATGAGATACATCGCCATCTTCTACAGGCAATGCGCCCAGGTGCGGTCATTCGATTCTTCGGTGATTGCAATCAGCTTCGGCCAATTGAAGAGAACAAGAGCTTCATCGGACAGCCTAGCAATTTCGAACGCATCCTCAACAATCCCAAGTTCAAGAGTGTCACTCTCAAGAAGTTGTATCGTACAGGTGCGGATAGCATCATCGCATCAAACGCACGCAACATCCTCATCGGACAACCGCCGCGCAAGGCTGAGAACTATCGTATCGATTACACCGCTTATCCCGTTGTCGCAGTAGCCGAGATGATGAAGCAGGACCCCATCAAATGGGCAGGCATCGACGCACAAGGTATCACACCAACGAAGAAGACATGGATCGGAACTGAAGCACTTAACGCATCGCTACAACATAACGTCTTCAAAGAAGTCTTCGCATCAACTGAGAAGTATCTCCCTCTCGAAAGACACAAGTGGACCAAGCAGCCTCTTACTCTGTACGTTGGCGATAAGATCATCATCACATCGAACAACTACGGGCTAGGACTCTTCAATGGAGATATCGGCAAAGTCGTAGACCTTGATCCAGTATCAGAAACAATCTTCGCAGAATTCTATGGCGACGTGATCACGATCCCTTCGACACAGATGATCATGATGTATGGCTCTGCTCGATACTTCAATCCGCAGAAGGATATCGATCTAGGCTACATGATCACGACACATAAGACGCAGGGTAGTGAGTGGAAAGAGACAGCGTACGTGATGAATCGATCCTGCTCATTCATGTGTAATCGACGCAACCTCTACACTGGTAACACCCGGCCTAGAGAGATCGTCAACATCATTGCAGATAGCACATCGATGTCTGCGTCGTTATATAAGAAGGGAGACTAGTAAATGGATGATATTGGTGTGGGTGTCGGACCTGACGTTGTGGTTCGCATCTCATGGGCGGAGGATAAGGAGATCAAGGATAAACTCAAACGATCTCGTCTAATCCTTGGCAAGTTGATTGCGGCACAGGCTATCGTTCAAGAGAAGATCACAGCTTTGGAGAATGCAGATGCGTAAAATGATAATGCTCAACGGTCCTCCGAGATGTGGTAAGGACACAATCACATTAGAACTTATGAAACGTTTCAATGCGACCGATGGTCAGAACGATTATGTCTACCCCTTCGAAGCACATCATGAGAAGTTCTCACAGCCGCTAAAGGATGGTGTGAAATCGATCTATGGACTTCCTGCTTCCATTGAAGAGACAAAGGATGAATCAGATGAACGTCTCTTGGGTGCAACATACCGAGGCGCACAGATCGCACTATTCAATCACCTCTCTCGATCACACGGTAACACTGTCCTTGGTCAGCTTTTCTCCGCAAGAACTGTACGCAGAGATGGCGTATTTATTGTCTCCGACACCGGGCGGTTTGACGAGGTATTCCCCGCGATTAAAAACTTTGATGCGGATAGCTGCGTTGTCTTCCGCATTCATCGAGACGGTACATCATTCGCCAACGATATTAGGCAATATGTATCTAACACTGATATCATCGGGGTTAAGTCGTTCGACGTGGATAACAACGGAAGCGTTGAGGCAGTCGTACTTACGATCATTGATGTACTAACCGACTTGTGGGGAGCGCCTTCTAAATGGAACCTGTCACCGAACAATCGTTAGTCCGCGAATTCTCTCGTCGTGCCCAAGATGCTGGCCTCGTCATCGATTGCCATTCTCATGGTGATCCTAATGCTGAGATCATCATCATTGCCGAAGCTCCTGGCGAACGAGAGAAGGCGATGGGAATTCCACTTGTCGGCGGTAGCGGGCAGAAGTTGTGGAAAGAACTTCGTGCTTACGGCATCGAACGTACGCAGTGCTATGTCACCAACGTATGCAAGCGGCAAGTCTCGCAATCAACGAACGCCGACATCCGTAATCCAATCAAGGGGCATGAAGGTGAACATTGGATCAACCTGCTCAGATGGGAACTTGATCAACTTCCCAACAAGAAGATTATTCTTGTACTCGGAGGACTCGCCCTCAAAGCTTTGTTCCGACATGATAGCGTTACAGCATGGCGAGGTTCTGTCTTACACTATCACGGAGTTCCAGCGGTTATTACGTTTAACCCCGCGATGGTACTACGAGAGCCCAAGTGGGAACCGATCTTCCGATTCGATCTTAATAAGCTTAATCGAGTTATCGCCGGACGGTACAGGTACGATGCAGATAAAGAATTTATTTATCACCACGACATGTCACCTGACGAAGCGATATCGCATATCACACGAGTTCGAGATGAGCGAAGACCAGTTTCACTCGATATCGAGGTCATCGCTAACGAGACAGCATGTATTGGTTTTTCAAACGGCGGCAAGCGAGGAGTATGCATAAACTTCCGCGATCAGAAGACGAATCTGTACAGCGCAGAGGATGAAAGAACAATTCGTCTTGCGATTCAAGGGATGTTCAACGACGAACGCCTCGACTTCATCGCACAGAACGGAAACTTTGATATCTGCTGGATGTGGTACAAGGATCGCATCCGAATCCCACGTCTTTACTTCGATACCATGACCGCGCATCACACACTCTACCCGCGTCTGCCTCATAATCTCGGATTCCTCACCACGCAGTACACCGATTACCCGTATTACAAAGAGGAACGCTCAATCTGGCGTGAAGGCGGGGACATCTCGTCGTTCTGGCAGTACAATTGCAAAGATTCGATCATCACACATGAGATTCACACGCGTCTTCTACAAGAACTTAAAGATCAGAAGATGGATCGCTTCTATTTCAACCACGTTATCAAGCTCGCACCCGAATTAGCGATCATGACAGTGAACGGCATTCGTATCGACACCTCATTGCAGGATCAGTTGAAAGCTGAGTTGAAAGATGATGTTCAACTCTACGAACAGAAGTTCCTCGCACACATGAAAGCCGCTCTCGCTGTGTCGAAAGTCGGTGATATCCCCGAGGACTACACGATCAACTACAAATCACCAACACAACTCGCTGATCTGTTCTTCAATAAGCTTAATCTCATAGGCCGTGGATACTCAACCAACGAAGAAAACAGAGAGAGGATGAGGAATCATCATGCCACAACGCCCGAAGCCCGAGCGATGCTTGAAGAACTCGATACTCTTAAGTATCAGGAGAAGTTCCTGTCAACCTATGCTTCCATGGAGATCGATGAAGACAGTCGAGCAAGATGTGAGTACAAACAAATCGGAACCCAATCAGCCCCAGGACGACTCTCCTCCTCCAAAGTGATGTGGGGCAGTGGGATGAACCTACAGAATCAGCCAGAACGTGCGCAGAAGATGTTCATTGCTGATAAGGCGATTCCCGAACTCGATTTCCCTGATCAAGTGTTTGTCTACAACGATCTATCACAAGCAGAGGCACGAGTCGTCGCTGCGTTGTGGAATGTGCAAGCCCTTCTCGATAACTTCGACAAAGCGAAAGTAGGAGCCTTCGATGTCCATCGACTCAATGCATCAACCATCTTCGACTGTGCATACGAAGACATCCCGTCATATGACCGGCTTACCT